TCAAAATCAAGTCCATCAAGCGAAGCGAGCCCTCTCCCGTCTATGACATCCAGGTCCAGAAAAATCACAACTTCATTGCAAATGGATTGATCGTCCATAATTGCATCATTTTTCAGGAACAAGTCATGGAGCTCTGCCACGTGGTCGCCGGCTTTCCGAAGGCAGAGTGCAACAAGATTCGAAAGATGATGAAGCCAGTCGGCTCAGGCAACGAGAACGTCGAGAAGGCCCGCGCCCTCAAGGAGAAATTTGTCAAGGGCTCCGTGGCGAACGGCATCGACGAGAAGACGGCAGACAAGCTCTACGAGAACATCTGCTACTTCTCGGGCTACGGCTTCAACAAGTCCCATGCAGTCGCCTACGCGATGAATTCCTACTACTGCGCCTGGATGATGACCTACTACGAGCAGGAGTGGCTGATCTCCTACCTCGAGGCGACTGCGGGCTCGAAGAAGGCGCCCAAGGCCATCGCGGAGGTGAAGAGCCTCGGCTACAAGATCGTCCCGATCGACATCAACTTTGCAAAGAAGTCGTGGACCGCGGTGGGCGACCACAAGCTCATGCCCTCGTTCCTGTCCTGCAAGGGGCTGGGCTCGACCTCGATCGATGAGATCATTGCGCTTCGACCCTACACCAGCGTCGATGACATGCTCTGGAATCCCGATGGAACCTGGCGCCACAGCAAGTTCAACAGGAAGGCGTTCGAGTCGCTCGTGAAAATTCGCGCCTTCGACTCGATGGGCATCGTGGGACCGGGCTGCACGTTCAGCTCCTACAGGCAGATGCACGACATCGTCATCGGCGAGTTTGACGCGCTGAAGAAGCGGCTCAAGAAGGACCCCCACTACGGGAAGCGCCGCCTCCGTGAGCTCATTGCTGAGTCGACCGAAGCGCAGGAGTGGAGCGTCCAGACAAAGATGGAGTTTGACAGGGACCTCCTCGGATCGTTCAACATCGAGTCTGCAATTCCCGAGAGCGTCGCTGCCCTCCTCAAGAGCCGCGAGATCCAGTCGCTCGACGACTATCAGGATCACGACATCTACTGGTTCATGGTCGTCAACTCGACCATGAAGATGACGAAGGGGAAGAAGCCATACCTCCTGCTCGAATGCATCGCCGGCTCAGGCAAGGTCCACCGGGTCTTCTGCTGGTCGACCCCCGAGGGGGTAAAGCTTGACAGCTTCACCTTCCTGATTGCAGAGGTCGAGAAGGGCGACTTTGGGATGTCCACTCGGTGGCAGAAAATCAAGGCGGTCTCTCTTGAAAAATAGAGTGTACACCGGCCGCAAGCAGGTATGATTATCATGCAGTTTGCAAACCCACCCGGGTTTGTAGGGAAGAAGCCCAAGTTGGAACAAAGAGCTCAGGAAGAGGAAACGCTAATGAACATTCTCAAGGTCGCTGACGAAATCATCAACAACCGCTCCGAGGAGAAGGAGCGCCAGTACGGTCCCATTGGAGAGGGCCTGGAGCGCGCCGCCTCGATCGCGTCCAGCATGACGGGAAAGCACTTCACGGCCGACGACATGTTTGCGATGCTCATCGCCCTCAAGTTCTCGCGCCACTCCTACAACTACAAGGAGGACAACTTCCTCGACGCCGCGGCCTACTTGGGCGCGTGGAACAACTACTGCCTCGCGAAGGGGGACTCTCAGTGAGAGTCGCAAAGGTCCGTCCCGTGAAGACGCCGGCCCGCGGCACTCCGCAGTCAGCAGGCCTCGACTTCTTCGTTCCCGATGGCGTCCACTTCACCGTCCAGCCCGGCAGCAGCGCCCTCATTCCGAGCGGAATCAAGGTCTCCGTTCCAAAGGGCCACGCGCTCGTAGCCTTCAACAAGAGCGGCATAGCCACAAAGAGGAGCCTCATCGTAGGTGCCTGCGTTGTCGATGAAGACTATCAGGGCGAGATTCACCTTCACCTGATGAACGTGGGCCAAGAGCCGCAGGAGATTAACGCCGGCGACAAGATCACCCAGTTCGTCCTCCTTCCTATCCTCTACGATGGTGTAGAGGTCGTGGAACCCAACAGCCTGTACGAGCAAGCAACCGTCCGGGGCGATGGCGCCTTCGGCAGCACAGGAGTCCGATAATGTCTGCAAGCTTCTTCACTGACTTCAACGTTCCCAAGAACGCTCGAATTGCGATCGATGGCCTCGAGCGCGTGACGCCAAAGGCAAAGCACTCGCACAACTCCGCCTGGGTCCAGCTCTACCGAACGATGCTCCTCGCCGCAGGCTGGAAGAACGTTGACATCCTCGGCCAGCGCGACACCTATGAAGGCTACGATGTCCTCATCGTGTCCCTCGGAATCGCCTACGGTGGTGCAATCAACTACTTCTTTGGCATCGACGACAACGTCGTCTGGCGATTCAAGCGAATCCAGGACTTCAAGGGCCAGACCTTCGTGATGAACCACGACATGCCCATGATTGGCGCGAGCGTCAAGAGCCGCTGGACGAACAAGTCGACGAGCAAGGACGTCGTCCAGCTCGATCCGGAGCGCCTCGACGAGATCTGCCGCAACACCCGCCGCTTTGACTACGTCGAGAAGACCCGAAACCTCTGCTTTGGCGACAGCCACAGCTTCTCCACCTACTACCCGGGCCAGATGGTCTGCCGGAACGATGGGCTCACGCTCTTCAGCACCCTCCGCGACGGGCTGGGGAGCAAGATCGAGGAGCGCTCTGGTCTCAAGCTCTCTGAGCTCGATAGCATCACCATCTACCTCGGGAACATTGACGTCCGCCACCACCTGATGCGGACGCAGGATGGTCTTGCCGAGATCCAGCGGCTTGCCACCGAGTTCGAAGCTCAGGTGAAGGGCCTTGGAATCAAGAACGTCGAGCTCGTCAATCTCCTGCCTTGCGAGAATGAATCTCGCAAGCTGCCTGGGACCGGACTCTTCAAGGGGACGCCATTTTACGGAACTTGGGCAGAACGCACCAAGCTCGTCGAAACATTCAACGCAGCCCAGGATAAGATGAGCTCTGTAAACGGCTGGCGGGTTTTCCGGTGGCCGGCGAAGTTCACCAACAGCTCTGGAGAGCTCGACTTTGAGTACATGGAACGGCCCAAGAGCATCCACCTGAGTCCCCAGTCCTACCGCTGGAACCTCGAAAGCGATAAGTTCAACAGTGTCCACGACGGAGTCAACAATGTCCGCTAAGAACCCCACCCAAACCAGCAAGATTCGCGTCGCTATTGTCGGCGTCGGCAACTGCGCAAGCTCCCTCTACCAGGGCCTCACCTACTACAACGGCTACACCAACGGCGCCGAGCGTGATGGCCTGATGAAGGGCGACATCGGCGGCTACAACGTCCGCGACGTCGAGGTCGTCGCCGCTTTCGATGTCGACAAGCGCAAGGTTGGGAAGTCGCTCCGCGACGCCGTCTTCGCGAAGCCCAACTGCACGCCCATCTACGAGCGGAATGTCCCCGCCGGCCCGACCGTCCAGATGGGTCCCGTCCTCGATGGCGTCGCCTCGGTGATGGACGACTATTCCGACGATGAGGCCTTCCGAGTCTCCTGCGAGAAGCCTGTCGACGTCGCTCAGGTGCTCATCGATCGAAAGGTCGACATCCTCATCAACTACCTCCCGGTCGGCTCCCAGCTCGCGACTGAATACTACGCCGAGGCCTGCATCAAGGCCCGCGTCTCCTTCCTGAACTGCATTCCGGTGTTCATCGCTTCGAACCCCGTCTGGGAGCAGAAGTTCATCGATGCTGGAATCCCGCTCGTGGGCGATGACATGAAGTCGCAGTTCGGCGCTTCGATTCTCAGCCAGATGATCCAGGAGCTCGCCTTCGAGCGCGGCCACAAGGTGAAGTGCCACATCCAGCGCAACGTGGGCGGCAACACCGACTTCCTGAACATGACGGACAAGAGCCGGCTCAAGTTCAAGAAGATCTCGAAGGAGAACGTCATTCGAGCGCAGAACGTGATTCGAAACGTCGATCCTGAGAGCTCGTTCCTCCACGCTGGTCCGTCGGAATACATCCGCTATTACGGCGACAACAAGGTCGCAAACTTCCGCGTTGAGATGGAAGGCTTCCTGGGCGCTCCCGTCATCCTCGACGCCCAGCTCTCGGTCATCGACTCGCCGAACTCAGCCGGCGTCGTCATCGATGCGATCCGCTACCTGAAGGTCGCCCGCGAGATGGGGCTTGTCGGCGCCCTCCGTGGTCCGAGCGCCTTCACCCAGAAGACGCCGCCCCAGCAGCTTACTCTGAACGAGACCGTTTATGAGTGCGAGTCCCTCTCTCAGCGCCGCCTCACACGTTACACTGAGCGCCAGAACAAGCC